GTGAATAATTTGTGTAAATATTCAAAGTATTTATTTCGATAGAGTTTCTTGTATTTTTTTGCTTCCTCTGTGTCAGTTGCTTCATCAAAATATAAATCTATATCAAGGAGACTTAATTGAGGGGGTTCTAAATAGCACCTGTATATTTTAGGATTTTTTTCATCCGGATTTAATGACCATACAAAGGGTAGACCCCACGAAGTAATTTCATTACTATTTAACATTCCTAATATTTCCCATATATTGGAGTTATCTTTCATTAATTGGTCTAAATAATCTAAGTATGTTTTAGATAAAACTCGGGTTTCTTCATTACTATTATAAGTTTGAAAAGACTGGTATGCTGTTTTAATGCATTGAGCTTGTTTTGTATTTTTTGTAGAAGTGTTTGTTATGTATTCATCAATTATTTCGATTAATTCTCTATAAACCTTGTCTTGAATTAGACGAAAATCATCTACCTGAACAATATACATTTGCTTTTCTGTAAGTTCATAATCTTTAATCCAACGATCATTTATATAAGAATAAAAATCGTCGTTTGGCTGAACATTGTCAAGATTTACTGCCTTTTTAAGATCTCTAATAATTTGTTTTTCCAAATTATAACTTGTAGAAACAATATTAATATTATTCTTTTTAAATACTTCATCTATTTTATCTTCAAATGTGTTATATGAATTAGTATATGTTTTACACACAATATCTTTTTGTAAAGGGGTTAAATGTTGTATAGTACTTAATTTTGTATTTCGTTTCTTATGAGTTTTATTATGGGTAAGTTTATTTTTATTATATTTCATATAAAATAATATAATATTTAATTATTATATTATCTTTTGTTAAATTTATGTTTTATTGGTTTATACAAACAAAACAAACAAATTAGATTAAACAAATCAGATCAAACAAATTTATCTTCAATTCTATTCAATAATTCATCGTCATATACTAAATTACCTGAGGGTCTGTAAGACTTAATAGGGGTGTACTCTTTTTTGGCAGGTTTACCTTTTTGGTTCGGGTCTAGATTTTTATTATTTAACATATATTCATTCGGATCACTCGGCGTATTCGTTATAGACTTGAAATTGCCCGCATTTTCTAGAGAAGTTTCATCAATTTTTTTTCCATATTCATCAATAACAATCCCTGTTTTCTTTTTCAACTCTGACCGCACATAAGAAGGTATCCAATGCATCCACGAAATAAATAACATATTGGGATGAATATAACGTATGTTAAACCCATTTGTTTTTAATTTGTCCATTAAATATGCAATGCACGACCCTTGGTCGTATTTTGGCACGCCAATGATTGTTTCTGGTACTAAAAACCAGCAAAATTGTTCATCGACTTTTTGTCGTGATACTGTTTTTATTTTTACGTGAATACGGTTCAAAATCTTATTAAATAGCGCTAATTTATTCAAATCTTGCTGTCTCTTTTTTTCATATAGTTCATCAATGTTTAGTTTCTCTGAAAAATCTTCTATATTTTCTAATGTAAATATATTTGCCATTAAAATGATTTCAGAAAAAAAGTTATTAAAATGAATGTATTATTACTTTCTAATGCCAATCAAACATCTAGTTATTTCAGGCGGTGGTCCAATAATGGTTCAAGTATTAGGTGCGATTCAAACCCTGGAATCGAGCGAATTTTTAAGTATGAAAGAAATTGAATCTATTTACGGAACATCTGCTGGCGCTATTGTAGGTGTATTAATTTGTCTCAAATACGATTGGGATACCATAAATGATTATATTATTAAACGTCCGTGGCAAGATGTATTTCCTATTAAAGTTCAAAATATATTCGACGCTTACACAAAGAAGGGAATATTTGATATCAAAACAATTGAAAAATGTTTCAAACCTTTACTTGACGCTAAAGATATTTCTATGGATATAAATTTACTGGAGTTTTATGAACTAACAAATATTGAATTACACTTATTTTCATTTGAAATTAATGAATACAAAGCGCACGATATTTCTTATTTAACACATCCTAGTTTAAAACTTCTTACTGCGATTCAAATGACATGTAGTTTACCAATATTAGTTACGCCTGTTTGTTTAGAAGATAAGTGTTATATAGATGGAGGTGTAACGTGTAACTATCCACTAGGTGTTTGTATTGAATCAGGTAAGGACCCAAACGAAATATTTGGTTTTAAAAATAAGTATAATAAAAATAAAAATACAGTTAATTCGGAATCAAATCTATTGGATTTTGTATTAAATTTTTTATTTAAAGCAATATTTAGTTTAAGTACAGATGAGATACAACCAAAAATTACGAATGAAATTGTATTTGATTCAGATCATTTAAGTCTTGAGGTATTACGTAATTCTTTGAATAGTGTAGAAGTGAGGAGAGAATTATTTAACAATGGAATTGAAGTGGCAAAGTATTTTATATCAAACTTAAAGAACTGTATTCAAGAATTGGGTGAGAGTATCCTTTGAAGGTTTTGCATCGTACTCTATAATCTGACCGTCTTTTAATAATTTAATTGTGGGATACCCCTCAACGTTGTATTGATTCATCATCTTTTCAACTTCTGCTGTTTCTTCTGAGCAATTAATTTCAGTAAAAATAATATGATAACCATTAATAGTTTTATTTTGATACTCATTCTTTAAATCATTCCATATAGGTTTAGCGGTTTTGCAATGAGGACACCATTCCGCAAAAAAGAATAATAATTCAGCATTCCCTCCATTACCGTCTTGGTTACTCATATTTTCACTAGTATGTTGATATTTTACACTTTTTTTTGAATAAACATAATAATAATAGTAACCACCCGCAGTAATTATAAGTAATAATATAGAAATAATTATGATAATTGTTGTGGTATTTAATGAACTACCTGCACTTTTTACCCTAGAAAAAAAACTAGTTGAATCTTCTCCTATAGGCAACCCTTGATTAAAATTAATATACTTTGCGTTATTCATTATATATATTCTAGAATAAATTTAGATTCTTTTTTAACGAATAGAATATTATATTATTTTTAGAACAAAAATAATACAAGAATACAAGAATACAAGAATACAACAATAGAAGAATACAACAATACAAGAATACAACAATACAAGAATACAACAATACAAGAATACATAAAATACATAAAATAATTAATATATATAGTATTTTACTAAATTATAAAAAACTTTTTACTACAAAAATGAATAATACTCCAATAAATAATGTAAATAAATAACTGCATAATATATTTATATTTATCTGGGTTAGTATTTCTTCTGTATTATGTAATGAAGAAGCATTTCTTAATAAATTAGTTTGATTGTTATTTAAGTATATTGTGTATAAAATTAATATCAACGATAATATTTTCATTACAAAAGAAGTTTTGAACAAATTGCTTAATGGTGAAATAATAAACAAAACAATAATAAAAATAGATGTAGCTGTAAATAAACATATTTTTTTTGTAGAATCTGTAAATATAGTTACATTAAAGGTATGTTTTGGAACCATATAATTTTAATAAATATTATATTTTATTCCTTTGCAATGATTTTTATATTTATAATTATATAATGGGAGGTACACGTAAAAATAGAAATACACATAATAAAACTAAACGGGTATTTACAAAAAAGGAATATAATTCTGGCGATGGTATGCTTGTAAGTGTGTGGGGCCCTGTTTTCTGGACATCTCTTCATACAATGAGTTTTAATTATCCAGTTAATCCTACAAGTGAAGATAAAAAACACTACAGAGATTTTATCGTGAATTTACAATATGTTTTACCTTGCAAATATTGTCGCGTTAATTTATCTAATAATTTTAAGAAAAAACCTCTTAAAATGTGTCATATGGCTAATCGAGAAACATTTTCTAGATATGTTTATGAATTACACGAAACCGTAAATAAAATGTTGCATAAAAAATCACAACTATCTTACTGTGATGTTCGCGAAAGATATGAACATTTTAGGTCTAGGTGTACAGAAGAAAAACCCAAAATATTTAGATTTAAAAATAGTGCAAATACAAATAAAATACAAAATAAAACTAGAAAAAACAAAGAAAGGGGATGTACAGAGCCATTGTATGGCAAAAAATCAAAATGTATAATTAATATAGTACCACAAGAAGATAAAAGTGCGACATTTCAAATGGATAAAAAATGCATAAAAACAAGGGAATAAATTATAATATACTCTAGTTGTATATATTATAATATATAATAATCCAAATGATAAAAGATATAAGACCGTAACAAAAAATTAAATCCATTTATATGGCCCATCACCCTTGACGTCTACAGTGTTCTTTAAAACTTCAGCATCTATCTTATTTCTCTCACCATATACAATCCAGAAAAACCTTCCATTTTTACCATAAACTTTAAATGAATTGTCAATAACTTCAGTTGTTTTGAAATGTACATCATCATTTGTTTCACCCTCTACATATATTTGTGTTATATGAATAGTAAAATTGGAAGCTAATTTGTTAACATAACTTGGGAGTAGAACTTTCACATACTCATCATTTGTAATAGACGCCTTGCCTCTGTAATAAACACCCGCTTCAGGACCTTCTAAACAAGCGTGGACTAAAAATTTATTATCGTCTTCTGGATGATCAATAACAAATGTCTTATTGCTATATGTAACCTTTTTAGATATAGGGTCATACACTAACCCGTAAGAAGTATTACCGGAAGGTCCTGTAGCACCAATTCCGTTAATATTTAAGCCTTGAGAACTAGTAAATAGAACACTCATATATTATATAAATATATAATATATTATATAAATATATAATTCTATAAATAATAACAGGTAAATTAAGTTAGTAATATATAATTATTATATATTGTAGATTTATAGATATTTTAAATGTCAATAACTGAATACAACTTATACATGTATATTTATGACGAGTATAAAAGATTTTCAGAGTATTTTACAGATGTGAATGATTTTGTTTATAAAAACCGTTTTAGTGTTATGATAGATTATTACAATAGTAATATTAAAGATAATAATGATTATTATAAAAATGTAAATTATGAATATTACAAAAAATTTAATGTAAATACAATTGTGATGATAGAAACAAAATACAAAGACAATTACGCACCTAAATTTAGAATACTTTTGTGCAAATCTGAATATGAAAACTACGGGCTGCATCGTTATGGATGGAAATATGTTATTCAAAATTTTTTAGAAAAATCTTATATTGAAAATTGTTTTGTAAATGATTTTTACTATAAGAATCCTAACTTTGAATGGCTATCCTATGCATTATTAAGTGATTGTTATGATTATGAAAGTTCAATTAACCATTTTATTTTACACTCTTCGAAAGAATGTAAATATAATAAAATGAAAGCAATTATATTTGATGATTGGTTAGAAAAAACTTATACCTGGCATAAAAATAATAAAGATATTAAAAAAGACTATAATATAAACTTTATTTCTTTTATTCACGACCCTCCAATGATAAATATTACAAATGATAATGA